CCGCCTCAAGGAGCGTGATAATCCCACGCCCACGGGAGACCGTGTAGTCCACGCCCTCCACGAGCGCCGTGAGCACGGAAGCGCGCGAACGAGACACGCTCACGCTCCCCACAATCGCAGGCTCACAGCCCACAAGGAACGAGCCCGCCGAGGTCACAAGGTGCTCAGTTGTGCGCCCCGTGCGCGTGGGGGGCGCGTCACCGAGCCCCGAGCCATCGTCCACAAGTAGCTCCACGCGCCCCAGCGCCACAGGGTCCTCATAGCAGGTCGCGGTGGTGGCGCGTGTCCCATCGGTGGCCGTGTAGCTGAGTGCCGCGTACTCAAGGGCGCTCGGCTGAGTCCGTGCAAGCGAGTGCAGGTAGCGCGTACAACGGGCACGGAAAGCCGTGTCGCCCTCCGCGTCTTGCCCGTTGGCGATCACGGTTGCCTGGAGCACGGAGTCTATCCCCTGCGCGGACAAGATAACATTTACCGTACGCGAGCCCGCATTGCCCACCGCGCCCACAGCGGAAGCGCGCACAGGCACCGAGACACTAGACACGCCTGTGGCGAGGGTCACCGCCTGCGTTGTCGCGTAGGTCACCGCGGAGTCCGTGCGCCCAAAAGTGGAGCCAGCGGGCAAGGTCAACGAGGCGGTGGTGCTCACGCGCCCAACTGTCAGCGTGCCCGTGGCGCGTGACGCAGGGAGGCGCGTTAGCCCTATCTCGGCGGCGCGGTCATCAAGGTCTTGGCCACTCGCGCCCTCAAGCGTGTACTGCGCGCGGATCTGTGACAAGCGCACATCCGCCTCCGCCACCTGTTCCGCGAAGGTGGAGAGCAGGTCATACAGTACTGAGCCCTCCGCAATATCGGTGAGCGAGGAACGCGCCACCATACGCGCGGCGAGGTCGCGCAGAATCTCAGAGGCTGGGCGCGGTGTGTACATGGATCAAGCCCTCGGGATATAGGGGGTTGTGATTGTGGTTGTGGAGCCTGCAATCGGGGTGAATGTGACCGACACAGCCACAAGGTCACCCTCGCTCAACACTTCCACGCTGTTGACTTCTCGCACCCGTGCATCTTGTCGCAGTTGGTCGCTCACCTGTGCCGCGAGATACGCGGACTCACGCGGCGAGCCCACACCGCCAACACGCAACGGGAGCCCATAAGTGGGGAGTATCCAAGACTCCCCCTGTTCGGTGAGGAGCCTGAGCGCAAGAGCCTGCGCCAAGTTTGCGGGCCCCTCGCTCAACGCGGTGTCATTGTCACGCAACACCAGGTCACCCGTGGCGAGGTCCACGCGCAAGTCCACCCCAAACGGGTCACTCTCAGGCGCGGCGCCGCGCACCTCGTCCACAGGGTCACGCGGCACAAGGAGCGTGTCACCCACGGAGAGCGGGCGACCATCACCCCAACGAGCCCCACGGAGCCCGTTGAACTCCGCTATCTCGCGCCACCTGCTCGCGTCCCCGTAGGCACGGAGCGCGAGCCCCTGTAGCGTGTCCCCCGCCCTCCAACTGTATTGCACAGAGGCGCGTGGCGCATCGGCGCTTTGGCTCACGGGGAGAGGGTCACTCAGAAGCGACCCATCCTGCACCGCGCCCCTCAATACGCCCCCACGCACACCAAGGAGCCCCGCGCTTGTGAGCGCGTTGTACGAGAGCACCTGCGCCTGTTCGCCCACCGCCGCGTGCGTGTTGGATAGGTTGGCGGACAACTCAAGCGCATCGTCCCAGGCGCGCGTGAACTGCTGGCAAGTGGCCGCGTAGGTGGCGGGGATCGTCTGCGTCACGAACACGCGCAGGTTGTCCGCGCTGTCCACGGCGCTCTGTGCCGCTTGTCCTAGGCGCCCCACAGCCAAGAGCGTGTTCTGCACCTCGGCGAGCTCGCTCCCCGTGTTCGTGAGCGCCGCGCCCACTAGACCCACAGCCCCCGCCCCCGCTGAGATGTAGCCTTGCGCCGCGCGCAGGGCTTCCGTGAGCGGGGAGAGAATGTTGACGCGGGGGCTCGCGGGCGCGGACCCATACGCCTCAAGCTGGAGGGTCCACTTGTACGCAAAGCGCGCATCACTCGCCGCAAGGCTCCACTCCCACCGCAACGGCTCCACCCTGTACGCCTGCTTCTCGGGGAGCGCACGGAACACCATGTAGGTGTCCGCTTTGTCCGCCTCCGCTGTGCTTTGGTACTCATTCAAGAACGAGTCAAACTCCTCAAGGATCTCACGCCCACTCAGGAACGAGACGCCCCCGTCACGCGTGTTCCCGAGGCGCGGCGCAAGGCCGCTCGTGCCCTTCAACAACAGCTCGCTCTTGTGGTTCGTGGTCAACTCGCGCACCACTCCCCCCAGCGTGTGCGTGAGCACCGTGGCCGCCTCGCGCCTCGCCTCAAACTCGCTGGGCGCTTGAGGCAGGGTCACCGCGCTCACAATACGCCCGCCCGCGTACACCTCCAAGATGTAATCCACGGGCACGCGCAACAGCGAGCCCAAGCGCCCCGTTAATGGGACAGGTACTGACGGGGGGGCTTGGGTCTTGAGTGCCATGTTTCACCTAGGGCTTGGGGGCTTGGGGACTCACTTCGGACGGGGCACCACTAGATACTCTATGTGCTCGGATGTGAGTAACAGCGGCTGTCTCCCTTCATCGGCAAAGCGAATAGTGACCGCTCCATCAACGCCAAGGGCGTCTTTTAGATATTCGCTTCCCACTCTCACGCTTGTGTCCTCATCTGCGGCGTACGGGAGCGATGCAATAACCTCGCCCGTACTAGGGACGCTGATTTTTAGTTCCCCATCAGTCGCGGAGGCGCTGATCTGTATAGATGGGCTGAGTCCATACTCGCCCTCCTGCTTACTTATTGCAGATACCGCGCGGAACAAGCCCGCTCGCGTTGTATTGTCTATTGTAAATACATCCTTGTATCCCCGAGCAGGCGGGAGCAGGGATGCTTCCAACGGCTTTATCCAAGCATTGTCCACCCAGTTACGGGAGGTGTCCATTGGGGCTAATGTCTTAATGTCGGGCATTGTATAGGCCCCATCGTCGGCCCCCGTGACTGGGAGCCTCACCGCACGGTGCCCATCCGTGGCGTACAACACACCATCTTTCACTATGATGGGACGATGATTGCCTTTCACGCGGACAATACTGCGGAGCATACGCAGGTCACTAGGGGTCAAGTCCTCAAGGCGTACGGGAGAAGTCGCGTCTATTTGTGACGCGCTCTCGGCGCTCTTGGGCTTCTTGGGCGCCTTGGGTGCGCGCTTCTTTGGGGCGGGCTTCTCTGCCTCGGGCTCCTTTGCCTCCACGCCCAGCCTATCCAAGCGAGCCTGTTCACGAGCAATCTGCTTCTCAGAAGCACCCTTAGCGCGTAGCTCGGAAATCACCTTAGCCTGCTTCTCGCGCTCGCTCTGCAAGGCTTGCGAGATACCGTGTGCCGCGTCTAGCTTTGCGAGCAGGTCACGCTTGCTCATGGTCTCCTTTTCACCCTTGCGTGGCCCGTCATCGTACTCAACGGTCACCTTGTCTCCGTCAACGGACTTTACATGAGCGTGTACCTCGCTCCCCTTGTCCGTGCCCAACATGAACGCGGCGCCCACAGTCACATCGTCCTCATGGAGCGCGTGCTTGCCACCAGCGGTATGCGTGACCTTGTAGATGTAGCGGTAGCGCGTCTTACCACCTGACGCGTACGGGATACGGCGGATGTACTTGTGGCCTGCCGCCTTACTCAAAAAGTCAAGAGCCCAAGCTGAGAACGAGGTAAACATGGAGCCTCCTTTGCGTGTGTGCATTATAGCTTGATGTGTGTTTTTAAGGTAGCCGTGCAGGCGGTCTGCGTGGCTTCTGGGGTCTGAGTAATCACGGGCACAGCCCCCGTGAGCGCGGTGATCTTAGCCTCCGCGGCAACGAGGCGCGCGTGGTAGTCCAAGAGCAAGGGGAACAAGGCGTCAATAAACGCCTGACCCGCGAGCGGCGAGTCCGTGACCGCCCCGTTCAACGAGATACGCAAGACCTGCCCACTTGTGAGCTGGAAGCGCACGCTCTGTGAGCCTGGGTCCACGGTCACCCCGCTCGCGCTCAGGCTCACCGTGTTCCCCGCGTGTTGGAGCGTGAGGTCCTGCCACGAGGGCGCGTAGTCCTCTTGCCCGCCCACCTGCTCCACGCTCTCGGGCAACGCACCCGTCACGGAGTCCGCGCCCACAATATAGGGGAGGTCGCTTGTGCCGAGCGGGAAGTACAAGTGGACCCTCTGCCCCACGGTCACAGGGTACACGGACGCGCCCAACAAGCGCAGAGGAGCCCCAACAAACACGGCTCCCTCAGTAGTCCGTACATCGGCCACGGGGCGCTCATCGCGCACATAGTAACGCAGGACAAAGCCCACGCGGAACGGGTTGCCAAGTGTCCTCATCTGCTTGTCTCCAGCTCAACAGCTAGGTCCTCGCCCTTCACGCTCACGCGCTCAAGGGTCGCCTGTGTGCGTGCGCGCACGGCTCCCGAGGGCAACACTTGCACGCTGTGCGTGATCTCGGTGATGTACCCCAACAGGTACTGCGACTCCCCGTACAAGTGCGCGGGGAATAGCGCCCACTCCCCGTGGAGCAGGTTGGGGGAGTACTTGGTGGACACGGTGGCGCGCGCGTACTTGTGCCCCTCCAGGTAAAGCGCGGCGGCGTAGTCCACCATCTCATTGAGCGCCGCGCGCACGGTGCCCTGTGCGCCCTCAGAGGCGCGGAAATAAGGGTACGAGAGGCTGACCTCATGGAGCCCGTGGCGCTCAATGTCATCGAGTAACGCCACAGGGTCACAGCTCACCCCCGCCGCCTGTGTCACGCCCACAAAGGGGCTTGTAACCTCGACGAAGTTGGCGCGCGCGCTCTCGTAGCTCAGGTTCACGCTGAACACATCATCAATCGCCTGTGTCCGTGGGGCGCGTTGCGTCACATTCACAAAGCTGGGGGGCGTCCACTTGGTGCTCACGAACAGCGAGGGCGGGAGGGGCTTGAGCCTGTAAATCAAGTACGCCTTCTGCCCGTGCCACACGGGGAACATATCCACAAGCTCAGGCGCCGCCTGCCATGTGGAGGTCACCGTGCCCCACACGCTCACGCGCAACGAGGGCACTTGTATTTGTGTGAGGTTGAAGCCCTGCACGGGGGTGAGCGTGCGGTTCATACCTGGGGGGCGCTCCAACGGGTCGCCTAGGGGCTCGCCCACCCCTGCAAGGGTCTCGTACTGCGTCAACGGCGTACGAAAGAGCGCGAGGAACTGATACCAAGCGAACACAAGCGAGGTGTAGAGGCTCGTGACCCCTGTGGCGCTCGCCAGCACGCCCTCCACTATCTGCCCCCAAGTGTCCACATTGATCAAGGACCCGCGCACAAGCGTGTCCGAGGCTGTGAGGCGCAAGGTGCGCTGGGCAAGTGACACCCACGAGGTCGCGGTGATAGTCACGGGGGCTGTCTCAATCGCCCCGTTGTGCTGTGCCGTGACCCCCAAGTGGACCGCCGACACGGGGCCCAAGAAGCGCCGCACATAGCCTCCTGTGCGCTTGGCGGTGATTGTCACCGTGTCCACCTCGGGGCTCGTGGTGTACTCCACACGGGGGGCTTGTGTTGTGGCGGACTGTGACACGCTCTCGCGGATCTCAAGCCAGCCCGATGCGTGAGGGTTGAACGCGCCCCCAGCTACCTCGGAGCCTAGTTTGAATATGTCCTTGAGCACGCGCCAAGGCACCGTGAGCGTGACGCTCGCGTCCTCGTAGGGCTCCGCCATCGTGTAGCGCCAAGACGCGGCGGTCACATACTCGGTGAGCGCGACACGCCCCCCTTGTGGCTCGCCCTCAATGTCCGCGAGGCTCGTGGGCGTGTCCGTGCCGTACCCGTACAAGTGAACCTGTATCATGCGCGACCCCCAAAGAACGAGATCAAGCCGTTGGCGGCTTTGGTGAGCTTGTCCACGGCGGGCAGGAGTTGGTCCATCACCGCGCCCACGCCCTCCACGGCTTTAATGACCGCCCCGTCACTCTTGGTCATGTTGAGGCTCAACATCTCAAGTGTCCCGTTGAGCTTGACCAGCGCGGCCACGGAGGCGGGGTCACTCTCCACCATGCGCGTGAGCTGGTGGTCCTTGGTTGCCGTGATAGTAGAGAACTGCATCCCCTTGGCGGCTTGTCGCTGTTCCGCTTGGGTCAAGCCCCCCTGCGCGAGGCTCCCCGTGCCTGCACCTAGGAGCGCGCGCGCCTCTGCCGTGGAGGCACCGCCCCCCGCGAGAGCAAGGGACAACGCCTCCCCGTTCATGCCACTTGAGCGCATCGCATCGAGGGCGCGTGCAGGGTCCGCGCTCAGAGCCTCGAGGTTTGCGAGTAGCTCCATCGGTGAGCGCGCGCCACGGGACGCGGCGGCGAGGAGCGAGGCTTGCCCGAGCCCCGCGAACTGCCCGCGCACCTGCCCGAGCGCCCCCTGCGCCATACCCGTCACGCGCCCAGCGGCACGGACCGCGCCCACGCCCTCCACCTGCCTTGCACCGAGTTGACGCGCTGACGCGCTGACCGCGGACACGAAAGAACTAAAACTCTCAGTATCTAGGCTCAAGCCCTGCTCGGCCATGCGCGATGTGTTCTGTGCCACGGCGGCAAGTAGTCGCTCGACCCCCGCACCACTCAGCCCCATCGCGCGCCCCGTGGCGCTGAGACGCAAGGCGGTCTGTAGCTCTTGTGCCACGCCTCCACGCGCGCCGCCGCCAAGGGCACCACCGCCCGCAAAGCCACCAAGAGCTCCTGCGCTCACGCCACTCAGCTCACTCTGCAACACATCACGCACGGAGGCGGCGCTCAGGCTCTCGCGCGTCTGTGTGGCGCGTGAGAACTGTTGCAGGAGCCCCACGGTCTGCGCGTCATTGAAGCCAAGCCCCGCCCCTGTGGCGCGTGCCCCAAATAGCTCGGGGCGCGTGTACCCGCCACCAATCGCCAGCTCCGTTTGCGGGCGCTCCAAGCCCATCACATCACCGACACGCGCCATCCGCGCCTCAAGTGCCGCGCCCACAAGACCGCCCACCACAGGGAGCCCCGCACCGAGCCCGCGTAGCGTGGACCCCACGCGCCCCTCGCGCCCTGCACCCAGGCGCGTGAGCCCTGCGCCCAAGCCCTGAGCGCCTGCGCTGAGTAGTCCCGCCCCGTTACCCGCCACAACTGCCTGCACCGCCGCCTGGGACGCTTGGAGTGCTTGCTGAGACGCTTGTGCTTTCTGCGCCTCTACAACGGCCACGCGCCTCTCCGCCTCTTGTTCACGCAGGCGCTGTGCTCGCTCCTCTTGTTTCGTAGCCTCTCGTTGCTGTTGACGCTCCGTGGCCGCTTGTCGGCGTGCGTCCATCTCCTCTTGACGCGCCTCGCGTTCCACGCGCCTTCTCTCCTCTTGCTCGCGTAGGCGTTGGGCTCGCTCCTCGTTGCGCGTCTCGCGCTCTCTCTGTCGCTCCTCGCGCCGCGTTTGGTCGCGTGCCTCTTTGTCTTTTTGTCTCTGTTCACGGTCTGCTTGCCTGCGCGCCTCTCGCTCCTCGGGCGTCTCCTTTGCGCGTCTAGGCACGGTGGCGCTCGTGGAGGGCGTGGCACGGTCTGCCGCGTCTCCCGTGGCACGCATCGCCTCCTGCGCGGTCTTTTGCATCCTCGCAAAAGTCTCACTCAGCGCACGGAGAGCTTGTAACGCCTGGTCATCATCAAGCGTTATTTTTAACTCTGAGCTGTGTTGTTGCTGTGCCATTTAAGAGCCCCCTTGTGTCTGTTTAGCCCAAAACTCGCGCTCCCATTGGTCCACTACAGCGTCCCCCGTACTGCTGGGCCCGTGCTGTTCAATAATAACAGCGGGCGCGTTTAGCCTCTCCCATTGTTCATCTGACAACGAGAGAAGCCAACGCTCCATGCGGTCCGCGTCACTCAAGCTGGGCTTCAACGGGTCAAAGCGACTCGGCTCAAGTGGTGGGAAAGTCGCTTGAAGTGATAGCCACTCGGGACGCGCTCGGGTCCTCCGCACGCGCTCCCAAAGTTGCGCGAAACCATACCGCGCTGTGGCGCTCACACTCCTCTCTGAGCGCGAACAGGAGGTCATCATCCTCCGCCGCCCATGTAGCCACCCATTCAGGCATATCGCGCAGTTGCACGGACACAAGCGCGAGCGCCAAGCAACGCGCCTGTGCGTACTGTGACAAATGCGCCCAGGGGGCACCCGCAAGCACGGCGGCGCGGCGGTCAATGCTCATGCGCTCGTCCCCGTTAGGCACACGGGACACAAGAGCGCCCGCGTGCTTGGTCCCGTCAGGGGCGCTGTAAGTGATACTGAAACGGACCTCACGCGGCATGAGTGGCGCCTCCTCAGAGGAACGCTCAACGGGGGCTTGCTCACTTAGCTTGCGTAGGTCCATGTCTCACTTACTCTCTCTCGTCATACAGACGGCGGGCTTGGAAGCTCGCGTTGCTCGTCACAATGCTCCCTGCTTGCACAGTCCAGCTCCGTGACTCCGCGCGGCACCCCTCAACACGCCAAATGAGTTGGTCCGACACCTGGTCATACACTTCCATGGTGATTTCGGGGAAGTTGATGACATCCACCGTGCCACCACGGGGGATGAGCCCGAGGTCCTTGAGGCTCTGCCCCGAGATACGAACGAAGGCCGCCTGCACGGACACCGCGCGCCCCACGGGCACGATCTCCTTGGAGTCAATGTCACCCAACACATCCACGCGCTGGAGAGCGATCTGCTCTGACGCGGACACATTGGAGGCGTACCCAATCTCGTTGCCGTTCACGATGAGCTTGGCGCGCGCGCCACTCAGTACATTCGCCATGATTTACTCCTTAGAAACGCGCCACGGAGGCGGTGATGCGGATGAAGTTCAGGGGCTCCACCGCCGCCACGGTGTAGTTGACGCGCACCGTGTCCCCAAGGTCCTCAAGCACCACATCCTTGAACGCCTTGATCACGCCATCAAGCACCTGGCGGTTCAGGCGCGCGGTCACAATCCCCGTGAGGCGCGCGGCGGTCAAGCCCACATTGCCAACACCGATGAACGGGTCAAGGGCGCCGCGCAGGTCACGCACGCTCGCGTTGATGGACTCGTTGGCGCTCACCTCTGAGTAAATGGGGTTGTCGTCCCTGAGCCAAGTGGTCACGCTACGCTCCACGCGCCAGCCAAGAGGCCCACGCGACAAGACGCACACGCCCTTGCTGATAGCCTCGCCCGCGTCACGGTTCGCGTCCCACAGTTGGAGCGAGTCCACGATGTTGGGCTCCTTGCGCGTGAGAGGCGTTGCAACGGGGGTCCCCGCCTGCATCGAGGCAAGCATGAGGGCGAGCCACTTGGGCTCAAGGGTGCGCGTCACGCCCTGCGGGTCAATGTGCTTGATCTGCTGACCCACAAGCGCGAGGTTGCGGTCATTCAAGCTCTTGGTGATAGCGTGGAGCGCGGTGAGGCTCTGTGAGCCCTGGGCGCCAAGCCACGCGTTCCGCTCACGCCCAGCGAGCGCCGCGAGGCGCAGGTGAGCCTTGACCGCACCAAACACGCTCACATCGTCCGACCAGGGCACAAGGATCTGAAGGTCTGAGGACTCAATGAGGGCAAGCGCCGCGGTCCAATGCGACAAGGTGGTGGCGCTACTCGCGCCCCCGCTCATCAGCGAGGTCAGCGTGCCGCTCGTCTGCTGTGCCACGGAAGCCACGCCACCCGTTGCGCGCTCCACGCTGACGAGGCGCGAGCCCGCCAAGGCGGAAAGGATCTCGGCGGCGTCACAGCGCAGGACCACAAGGTTGTCCTCGCCCTCGATGTCGCTTGAAGCCAAGAGGTCAAAGTCGCTCGCCTCGTACTCCTTGCCCGCAAGATAGCTGGCGGCGAGGTTGGGCAGGTTGTCCAACGCGCTCACAAGCTCACGCAGGGACGAGTAATCAGCGGGGGCGAGGGTCACACTCCCCGATACCTGCACGCTCCCTGTGTACGCGGTGTCGGTGGAGCTGGCTGAGATGCTAGTGATGCTTGAGAACGCGCTGGTGGTCTGCGCCGTGTTGACACCTGAGCTAAAGGTCTTGACCTGCGTGAGCGCGGCGCCCGCGAGGTCAAGACCCACAAAGGTCACAGCGACAGAGGCCGTGTGCGCCGTGGTGGAGAGGGACACGCTCAAGGTCGCGTTGCTCACCATGTCGCTCACATTCAGGCTCGCGCTCCCCGCGCTCATAGCCTGTGACTGGCTCCACGAGTACAAGACGCCCGAGTCACGGCTCGCCTCAAGGGTCACAGCGGAGAACAGGGACCCGTTGTAGTACACGGACGCCACATTCCCGCTCTCAATCCCCTCGTACTCCTCCACCACGCCATCACGGCTCACGGTCACATTGAGCGAGTCCGTGCCGCTCACATTCGCAAGGCTCACCTGCGTACGGTTGCCCTTGGAGCCCCACACCGAGGACTTGAACACAAGCGCGTCATCCCCGTTCGCGTCCACGCACACAAGCTGGGCCTGCGTGTTCGGGGTGACATTGAGCAGGGTGAGCGAGGCCACGCCAGCGGGCACGCGCTCATCGAGCGAGGGGCTGAACGCCACCTTGCCAATGTGAGCCAGCTCGCGGTCACTCGCGTCATACTCCACAAGCGCCGAGGCGCTAGTGAAGGTCAACGGCTCATTCTGCTCAAAAGTGGGGAATGAGCCCACAAGCGCGAGGTTCCCCGTGCTTGGGTTTTGACCACCAAGCGCGGAAGCGTCCACCTCCGCGTACACGGCGGGGCGGTAAATCTTGAGCCCGTTTAGGTTCAGCGTGCTCGGCATCTCTTGTCTCCTTTGTGTGTGGTCACTTTACCACAAGGACAGATACTCTGCCTTGTGTGTTGACACCTGTGCTCTCTGCGTCTGTGGTAATCACTACGCTCCCCGCCTCATAAGTGGGCACGGTGAACTCAGCGGCGGCGGGGATAGGCACATGAACCTGGTACTCCGCGCTCAAGGTGAGGCGGCGTACATAGATCCCAAGCTCCTCTGCCGCCAAGTCCTCCTCGGGGTTTAGCGGCTGGGCTCCCCCGTAGCTCCACACATGATACCCTGCGCGGTGCATGGCACGGCGCGCGAGAGCCACGGAGGCGCGCACCACCACATGGTAAACACGCGCCATGTCAGGCGTACGCGCGAATATCACAAGCTCCACGCCCTCGCGTATCATGTAGGTGTCCCGCGTCACCCCGCTCACGCGCTCCGCGAACTCGCCCACAAGCTCCTGCGCCACGGACTCCGCCTGCGGGTTGATAGTAATCAAGGGCGCCTGCGCCGTGCCGCGCGCGGTGTGTGACCGCACAAGTGGGAACTGATCCGTTGAGAACGCGGCGTACCAGGCGCTCAAGGTGCTCGTGCCCACGCCCACAAAGAGCGCGTTAAAATCGGCTTGGCGCGTGCGGTAGTAGTCGCACCCGCTCGCGATAGCCTGCACCGCGTGAAGGTCAAGTATCATGTTATCTCCCGTACACTTGAGCAATAAGGGCGGGGAGGCGCTGATACACTTGGTCCGCGAACCTGTGGGCCGTCACGCCCTTGCTCACCCACGCCTGTGGGTGCTTGTTGGCGAAGCTGGCGCGTCTCCAAGTCCTGTACCCCGTGGTCTGCGTGCGCGCGCGCCCACCTTGCCCCTGTGAATAGGTGGAGGCGAGGCGCACCATCTGCGCGGCGAGGTCGGTGACATGATGCGCTTTAGCCTTGGGGATCGTGCCCGTTGGGAGCCTGCCTCCCCACGCGGTGCCCTGCCCCGTGGATACGGTGGCGCGGAGCCTCTGCGCCATGTTCGCCAGCGCATCGCCCCCAAGCTCGCGCACCTGCCCCTTGGAGCGCGTGAACGGCACATTTACGAACGGGCGCCCCTGTCGGTCATATCTCAGGTTCCGTGTGCCCGAGCGCAACAGGAACAAGCGCACATCATACGAGCCCTGTGAGCCAATCCCGTTGGGGCCCATACCCTGCTCCACCATGTGAGCGAGCACGGAGGTGCTTGGGCCTGCGGGCAAGCCCACAATGAAGCCGTTGGCGGTCACCTCGCGCACCTGGAGCGAGGACAAGTACGCTTGACGCGTGGTGTTCAAACGCTGGCGCGCAAGACTGCTCCACTCAGCAAGCACAAGTGACGCGAGCGTTTGGGAACGCGTCACCGCTTGCTCGGGCGTGAAGCCAAGGGCGCTCACAAGCTGTGAGTACACCGCGCGTACATCAGCCATGAGTAAAGCCCATAAACTCAAGGGTGCAATGTACCTGCACGGGGAGCAACAAGGGGCGCTCGGTCGCGCTCTTACGCAAGAGCGATGAGTCTCTGTGCGTGTGGGGGTTGTCCGCCGCGTAATAGCGTGGTTGCGCGTAGTACGAGACCGAGTACCTGTTGCCAACAAGTGGCGCAGTCCCCAACGCGTCACCCAGCGTGAAGTCAATCAGCCCCGCCTCCGTGACTGTGAAGTCCACGCCTTCCACGAGCCCATCAGACGCGGTGCTCAAGCCCGTGGAGTTCGCGCGCTGTATCCGCAAGACGCCAAGCTCCAGCTCACCCGTGGCGAGGTCCAACAGGCGCGGGGTCACAGGATAGCGGAGCGCCTGGGGGCCTGCCGTGCGTATCTTGGTCTCTCGGTACACCTGCACCGAGTCCTCTATCGTGTACCTGTCCCCATACGAGGGCAAGTGCTCAGGAAGGAGGGTCAAGGACACCATCCCGCGCGCGTACTGCCCATACAGCGCGTACTTTTGCGTGTCCGCGCTCGCCCCCGTGAGGATGGCGCGGATGGTCTGCGGCGAGTGCCAAAAGTAGCCTCGCCCCTCGCACAATGTGCAGTCCTGCCGTGCCTCCCCCGTCACCGCGTCCGTGGACTCCACAAGCCCCAAGGTGAACGAGTCCGCGCGCCTAGAGCAAGGGCACTCAGCGCATTGCTCCCAGGTCATGTCCACCCCCTTGGTGAACATGAGCTTTTTGAACTCCACCATTGAGAAGTCAACGCGGGGGCGTGCCTTGTTTGGCGGCGTTGCAGGTAGCTGTGTCATCAGACCACCCCAAACTGCGTGATCTTGTACTGAGCGCGCAGAGCCTTGATTAAGAGCGTGTACTGCTTATCAAGTGCCTCCGCGCGTGACGAGTACCCCGAGTACATGGCGCTTGAGGTTGTCCCCACGCTCTGCGAGAGCCCGTCCACGCTCAGGCTCTGTGACGCGATACCTGCACCAAGTATCAAGTCACCCGCCACATGGAGCAGGAGGAGCGTTGCGCCCTTGACCCCTATCGCGTGCTTGAGGTCAGCGGGGATGCCGTCCGCAGTCCACGAGATGACCAAGGGGCTCGTGGGCGTGGTGGCCACATACAGCTCAAAGCCGCCTTGGCTCTTGTTCCGCACCTTCACGCTCGCCTGGTTCGTGGTCACGGTGAAGGTCCCCAACATCGCGGGCGACAAGGACACCTCCACCGAGGTCTCCCCCGCCGCAATAGTCGCGCTCCCCGTGCGCGTGTCAAAGCCCGCCGTGTAATCAAACTCAAAGTACGAGGGGATGTACTCCCTGTCCTCGTAGATACCAAAGCCACCAATCAACGGGACACCCGCGCGGAAAAAATAGGAGCCTAGGCTCTCCTCGCTTGGGATTAGGTTTATCTGCCCGTGCAGGTGACTCGTGAAGCGCATCCACGAGTTGGGGATGGTCACAGGCTGGAATGACCCAAAGCGGATGCGCGCCGCGTCCATACGCATCACGGGGCGCGCGTCTAGGCGGAACGGCCAATAGCTATACCGCCCCTGTCGCTCGGCGTCATGGGTCTCACCCACAACGCTAAACGGTTCAATCGAGATGCCTAGGTCGCTCTCGACATGGCGCACCGCCGCCTGGATGCTCTGCTCATACGCCACATCGGGATAAGGGGACCCGTCATCTAAGGTAAGATCAATCCCAAGCAGGAATGTGTCCTTGAGCCATTGGGGCGTGATCTGGTCATAGATGCTCATAGGGTCCCCTCGTTTGCGTGCCTACTAGCGCCGCACACTCGCGGGACGCCCTCGGCGTTTCTGCACGGCGGGCTCTGCGTCCACCGTGCTCTGTGGGACAGGTGACTCAAGCACAAAGCCCGAATCACGCCCCCACAGGTTCAACAGGTTTAGCTCGTAGCGTGTGGGCGACACCACAAAGCCCTCCGCGTCAATGGTCATGGTCCCGTATTGCAGGGTCAAGGTACATGAACGCATGGAGGTGTGGCGCCACATTTACGCTTAGACCGTGGTGTCCAACATGGTGCTGGTGGAGGTGATACCCGCGTTCTGCAAGACCCACATCTTGTTGGGGACCTTGACGATGGGGGACCCGAACAGCATGAGGAGGAAGGGCTTGCTGGTCGCCACCTCTGCGAGAGGGCGGCGGAAGAAGTCAAGCAGGCGGGCGAACTCAAGCACCGAGGGGTCGTGCTGGACGAACACGATCTTGGAGGTGTTGGGGCGGGTGCCGTTGCGGTCCACGAACACGGTGGCGCCGCTGGCGGCCTTCTTGATCTCGCCAATCAGCGCGGCGTCAGCGGCAACACCGCCCGCCTCGGTGCGGTAAATCTTGTAGAACACCGCATCAGTCGCGGCGGCGATGGTGAGGGTCACCTTGTCGCCAGCGGCCACGGT